ACGCGCCGTCCACAGTCACCGTATCGCCACTTAAGAATTCGTTAAACACCCCACTGCGCACGGTCAGCTTGTAGTCCGTGCTCAACACCACGCCGTCTGCCATGATCTCGCTTGGCATATCCAAAATGCCAACTCCAGTCACGCCTTCATGCACGACAGGTACTCCAAAACCCTGAAGGTCAAAAAATACGCTCAGGTCTTCGGTGAATGCCATGCAAACAGCATAAAGCCCCAGGTCGCCGAAGCAACCCAGGGCCAATGCAGTACGGTTATCAGCCGTACTTCTTCACGCCAACACCGTTGATGGAGTAGATGTGAGTCGACGTCGAGGTGGTCGACACGGCCTTGATCCAACGCTTGGCAGCGCCCTTGGGGAACACCAGATACTGCTTAGAAGCAGAAGTGCTCACCTGAGTGAAGGCCACAGCCGAAGAAGCAACTTCAGAGCCACCGCGATAGAAAGCGGTTGTCACATCGCCATAGCTACCGCCTTCGGTATCGCTCGACTGGATTTTGACGTCCAGAGTCGAGGTGCCACCATTGGCAACATCAAGAACGATCACGAGATCACCCTCGTAATCATTCATGTCAATGGCAGTGCCATCAAGGTTGGAAGTACGGGAAGCAGTAGGAGCCAGAGCAAAATGCTGCAGCTTCTCCAGACCGGTAGAAAGAATGGTCATGATCAGTCCTTAGTAGGGAATTCAGAAGTCACAGTCTTAGCCTTCCGCACTGGCTTCACAACCGGCGCAGGAGCGGGCTCTTCCGTCACCTCAACAGGTGCGGGCTTCACAGCGGCAGGTGCAATAACAGCCTTACCGCTACCAACCAAAAGATTGCCGTCAGCCTCATTGACCTCGACAAAGGAGCCAGCCGGAACTGGCTCCCCCGAGATCATGACTTGACGCAGGATCTCGATCCTCATGATCAGGTGCCGAGGCAGAAGGCGCCAGGCTGCTTAACAGCCACGTCCACGTCCTGCAGTGCAATTACGCGAACGGTACCAGCAGTAGCGCCGGCATAGGGATCAACGGTCAGATCCAGGCCAGACCACATGCCCATGATCATCATGGAGAAGTCGCCGAACAGCGCATCGTTGTTCTGAAGCTGGTTGGACACGATCACGGGGTAACCGTTGATCTCGTTGTCCTCGAACACGAACATGCCAGTGTTAGTGGCTTTCTCGGTCGACTTCAGAGCACCGCGAGCAGCAGCGTTGATGATGTAACGCAGGCTGCCGGCATCAGCGTTAGCAGATGCCACATCGGTTTCCATGCCGATGTACTCAGCAAAAGTACCGAAGGTGGTGATGGTCTGGCTGCCAATACCGGTGGTATTGGTCAGGCCCAGGGGCTGGTTGCTGGAGCCGGTGCCGTAGATGGCAGCGCGGTCGAGCTCAAGAGCAATCACGCGAGCAAGATCGTTGCGGATCATGCCTTCCACATCGATCGAGGACTGCAGCAGCAGACGACGGCTGTAGTCAACAAAAGCACCCACAGTCTTGGGGGTCATGTTGACCTGATCGATTGCCTGCTGGCTTTCGGTCGGCGAACCGTTCTCACCCACCCAGTAGGCGGTAGCAGCAGAGGTCTGACGGGGGATGCTGATGTTGCCCTGCAGCCCGGTCAGCATGGTCACGCCAGCCTGGGCCAGTGCCAGACGGTTGCGCAGCAGGTCGATGAACGAACCAGCCAGCAGCTCATCAGCAACCAGGTTGCCACCAGCGGTAGGAGTACCCACCACCAGATCACGACGCAGCACCTCGTTGGGGATCACGATGCCGTTGGAGGAGCGCTCATATTTCTGAGCAGCAGCCTTGCCGACTTCGATCTCGAACTCAGCAGCACGACGAGCGGAGCTGTCGCTGGGGTTAGCGAGATAGTTCAGCGCACGAGCGAAGCTGAACGAACGGGTCTCCTTATCGGAGAGGCCAACGTCATTAGAGGTGACGTCAGCAGAACGAATGACTTGTTCCACAGGTTGAGTACCGAGTTTTTCGAGGACAGCAGCACGAGCTTCATCGATGGTGCGACCACCATCAATCAGTTCACGTGCAAGGTCTTGCATCTGGTGCTTATCGCCCAGTGCGCTGATGGCGGCGATGCGGGTACGCTCGGCCTCGACGGCCTCGGACCGGATCACCTCCAGATCTGGAGTCTTTTCCATTTCAGGTTCAGGTGCTGGTGATGCGGCTGGGGCCGCTTGAACAACGGTCTCATCAGTTAGAGACCTGCCGATTCCAATCGTAGGGTCAGCAGGTATAGAGACCACACTGACTTCGTAAGGCGACCATCGGGTTGCCACGAAGTCATCTCCGCGCTCTTCCATCTTGTCGATCGAATAGCCGAAGCTGATGCCGCGCAAAATATTATCGCGGACATCATCAAGCACTTCTTGCGCAAACTTGTTACGCGAGAAGCGCACCTTTACGTAGCCACGCTTCTTCTGCCCATCAACCCAAGCGCGCTCCACAACACCCACAACGCGGTCGGGATCATGATTGAACAGCAGTGGTGCGCCATCGTTCAGCCGATCCAGGTTTGCGGCATCCATCTCGTGGCTCAGCACTTCATTGCCGAAGTACCGCATCACCGGATACTCAGAGCTGAACGGAAACTCAAAGCTCCGCTCTTCTTCCAGCGCACGGAATGAGGTCACCTCGGAACGCTGGAACTTGCCGCCCTCAGTCGCGCGAATCGGATCGATCTTGGTCAAGGTGCTGAAGCGATGGCCCACCATCGTCTCAGTTGCCTCGCCATCCCGATAGATCCGAATCAACGCAGCCGGATCCTCCTCACTTGCATCAATGCTGAATTCAGTCCCAGGCACACCCAAAGTGCCCTCGCGCATCACATGCTCAATGCGACCACGAGCGCGGCCGCCGGAGCTGTTCCATGAAACAAAATCACCCTCTTTAAGCGCATCGGGTGCAGCGCGTTTTTCGGTCACAGTTTCGACCTCAATTTCATCTACTTTAGAGCGCTCACCTGTTGCCTCTTCAAATTCAAGCGGCTCATAATCACGCTCACGCAGCCATGCACGCGCCTCGGCCGCAGTGAAATCAGCAAGCTTGAACCTGATCGCTTGCAGCTCAGCGCCGCTCTCTCCGGTCTTGATCCCGAAAATAAAATCAACCCCTTTGCCGGCTGCGTTATTTCGGCGACGGAAACGGTCGTACTGCCCCGGATCACGCAGCCTTGCAGCATGCTCATTTGGATAAGGACGACCCTCCTCCATCTCAGGCGACTCTTCCATCAGCCGCTCTGGAATAATCCAGAACTTACAAACGCCCTCAGGAGCAATGTCGCCGCTCACGATCTCGCAAGCGCGCGGCCCCGCATAGAACACGCAATTTGCGCACACCATGCCATCACCCGCAAACGGGCTTTCGGCCATGTAATGCGAACCATGCGGTCCAGCATCTTGACCAAACTGGCCAAGCTCCTCCGCAATCTCCTCGTAAGCCTCATACAACTGCACCTGTGGCGCAGTCAAATCAGGCGTTAACTCACGGTCAGAGTCCATACGGGCCACAAGTGCATCACTCCATGTTTTACCCGAGTCACCTCCCCACGCTGCCCATGCAACACGGCCAGGCGATGGATACCCTTCTTCACCCGGACTGAACCCTTCGGCTTGCTTGTCCACCTCATGACGAGCAAACCATGCACTCATCGTGCGAATGGTCTCATCACTCAGCTCTTCACCGCTCAAAATCTGCCCAGCACGCCGAGCGGCAACCTCGGTGCCGCCTTTGCGCCCTTCCTCCTTCCAGGCCCTATACCTGCGAGCTTCCTCGCGCATTCCATCAGTCGGCATCGCACCCATCAGCCTTCCTCCTGCGGCAGTGGTTGATCAGCCGGCAACATCGGCTGCTCAATAATGTCCCGATCCAATTCAACCCCCAAACGCTCCGCAGCAGCCTGCTCGCGCGCAATTTCAGCCAAATTATCTTCAAAATCACCGCCAAGCTTTGCCACAATTTGCGCCTTGGTCATATAGCCCGCCTGCTCCATTTCGCGGTAAGCCTTCACCTCCTTAAGCGGATCCACCCAATCCCAGCCACGCGCCATCCAACGCGGGGTGTCATAACGCTCAGGTCGCGCTTCAAAGTCATCAAACGGCAGCTCGCCAGCAAGCACTGCCAAGCTCAACCACTCGCGGAATACACGCAGGTGAAAATGCTCAATCAAATAAGCTTGCACAACCTTCCAGTGCTCGCGATCTTCCAGCAGGCTCAAACGACTGCTTGAATAATTTGTATCGCTAAAGTCACGACTCAACGTCTCATACGAGCAGCCAAAACCACTAGCGAATCGACGTACTTTATTCTTAACAAACATCTCAAACTGCTGGTCGGGCGAATCAATATTTGGCACCGTCACGTTTTCGCCCGGCATCAAATACTTGAACATTCCTGGCTCAAATTCACTGATCCGACGCTCGCTCTCAACGTCATCAGCAGTAAGCTCACCCTCCTGATTAGTAATAAAGCCCATAATCGACGCGCCAGCACGCGCTCGAATCACGGCAGCTTCCTCATACCCTTGAAGCTGATGCGCGTCCGCCATCACAGAATGGAACCAAGGCACGCCACGATGCTGTTGCGGCCTCTCCGGGATGAACAAATGGATGACATCTTCCGCCGGCAGGAAGACATGCTTTTCGTTTCGTTGCGGAGCATTTTGAAACCAGTAGTCACCTGGATGGCGCGTGAGGAAGGCGTACCGCACCGGGCGGCCCCATTCGTTAACTTCCACGCCCATCCGCCATTCGTTCCCTTGGGCGAGGGTTGGGCCTTGGTACTCCTCGTCCAAGTAATCAGCCTCAAGCATCTGGAGCGCCAGTGGCACTCGACTTCCCCCGAACGGCCGACGAACAATCCTGAACAGCGCTTCTCCTGACTCAGGCAGAGCGCCAATCGCTAGCCACTCCATCATGTGGAAGCTTTGGCGGCCAGCTACATCGCAATGCTCAGCGCGGCACCACGATGCCCACTTCTGCTCGATCAAGCTGTTCGTGCGCTCATCACGACGGTTGCCACGCAGTAATGCAACCTGGGACTGCATCTTGATGCCGCTGCCGACAACGTTGATCTGCGTTGTTCGCTTTGCCTGTTTTGCGTACGGATTATTCCGCACCATCTCGCGGCTGCGATCACGCAGCTTTTTCAGGCTCGTGCGAATCTCAGCGTCTGCACTGGCTTGCGTCGCCATCCAGTCGCTAGTCAAGCGGCTGATAATTGCACCCGCATAATTGCGGCGCCTCACGGGTGGCAGTGCCTTCGGAATCGGCTGAAGGCCAATACGACGCAAAATGTTGGTGCGGATGCCCATCAGCCGTTACCAAAACGGATAAACAAATTGTTCGGATCACCAAGACCCGATGCAATGATCTTCGCTTTATTCTCGCGAACCACTGTTGCCTTCAGTTGCGACTCAAGCGCAAGCAGGTCAGTCAGGTCGTACCGCTTCAAGCTGCGATTGCCAATCCTGTACTCCTGCGTCGCACCACCCGTCATCAACGAGCGAATTGCAGCCTGAACTGCCTCTAAATCCTTCTGCGCCTGCGTCCGACCATCAAATGCAGCCGGCGACCCCGCATAGGCCAGCGATGCCTGGACCTCAATCTGCCCCCTGCTGTACTCGCTAACCGCACCACCACTGATCGCAGTCAGCACCGCTTGGAAATACCATCCAGTGCTCGCGTCCATTCCGGCGCTGGTCACGGCAGGAATTGTGATCTTCCAGCCATCGCTATACGCCGTACCGGTCGCGGTCACACCCTCGCCCGCTGTATTCAGCCGGAAATAATACGTTAAATTATGCGTTGCGCTCGTTACCGAATTGCCAAACACATCGGTCGTCGCAGCGTCGGTCCACACCACGTCCACGCCGGCTGTTATGGACGGGGGAATCGCCATTCGACTTCTAACTTCAGGCTTCTTGGTACTTTAGCGCCGTAACTCACCACTGCTTCACGAAACTCCGCTTTGGTGTCGCACTCGCTCGCGCACGCTTCGGCTTCTCCTCACGACGTTCAAGCTGATCCCAAATCGTTCGCCTGTCCATCTTCTGGTACAAACGATGCAATGCCGCATACGCATAATTCATCTCGTCCAATGCCTCGTTGGGAGCCTGGCTCTTCTTCACCCACACGCGCTCGGGATACCCGTTCCTAAAACGCAATATCTGCTTCTCGGCTGTGAGCTCCTCGAAGTAGTCAGTGCCGATCGTCGGGAAAAAGTGCAGATATCCCGCCCCAGGGTCATTGTGCTTCAACCGGCCGAACAGCAGCGATTTCACCGTGTCGACACCGACCGGGAACAACTGTGCGCCCTTCTTTAATGCCTTGCCCTTGTAGTCCACATCAACCTTCGTCGCCTTACCCAGCGGTGGCTTGCCCTTCTGCGACATGCCCTTGATCGCAATCACGCCCATCGACGCGCGTTCCCTGCTGTACTGATACACCTCCTGCGTGTGGTGGCCGCCAGAGTCAATCGCGCAACACAGCACCTTCATCTCCTCGCCAGCCTCATTCACGTAAGGCTTCTGCAAAATCTCGTCCAGTTGCTTCCACACTTCCGGCCTCGATGGGCTGCCATACAGCTTCACCCGATCGATTAGCCAACCCTCTTCCTCGCGGCCCCAGCCCCACACGCTCAAGCTCAGCCGGTCATCCTGCACGTCACAACCGATCGTCAACGCCAGCGCCTCCACTGGTGGCACGTACTGCTGATACTGCTCTGCTGCCGCGCGATCCAGCAGATCACCAGCACCGACCTTCGACGCATACTCGTCCTCCCACGTCTCTCCCAGCACCGTATTCACAAACGTCTTCAACTGCTCTGCATCGTTCTTTGCATCCAAGAATTCCTCCACCAGGTTCGGCCACGTTGCATTCGGGCTGTAGCTATACGCCGCCCAGATATGAAACCCCACATGCTTCCCATTCCCTGGTGCAGTAGCGCGCCACTCGCCGCGCTCTACCATCCAACGCTTTTTAGAATGTGGAATTATTACACCGCATGACTCGCAGCAATACCCCGCTGTGCTCGGGTCGCCATCAGTCCATCGAATGTTCGGCCATTTCAGGTACTGCATATGACCGCAATCAGGACACGGGACGAAATAGCGACGCTGATCCGTCTGCAGGAACATGCGCTCCACGCGGCTGAAGTCCTTAACTGTCGGCGTGCTACCGGACACAATTGTGCGATTCCAGTAGTACTCCGTCCGTCTGATACCAAGCTTGATCTGGTCACCTTCCGCGCCTGCTGATGCCGGGTAGCCGTCGATCTCGTCAAACAACACCACCCTTCTGCTCACACGCCTAAACCCGCGCGGGCTATTGGCGCCGACCATGCTCAGCGTTCCACCTGGAAACTGCTTCTGCAAAATCGTGTTCGCGCCATCTTTCGCCTTCGACTCACTCACCAATCCCTTCAAGCACGGCGTATCACGGAGCATCGGCGCAATCTCCTCCTTCGAGTAGCCCTGCGCATCCTCGATCGTCGGCTGCACCAGCATGATCGGGCACGGATCCTGGTGAATGTGGAATGCAATCGTGTGATTCAAAATCTTCGAGTACCCCACACGAGCACTCTTCATCACTGTCACCTGCTCAACCCTTGGATCCGTTATTGCATCCATAATTCCCTTTTGATAGGGCAAAGTGTGCCATCTACCGCCTTCTGCGCTACTTTCTGCGCTTAAAAACGCATAACGATCCGCCCACTCGCTCAACGTCAGCTTCTCCGGTGGCTTGAACGCCTTGTACGCCGCACGCTCCAGCCTCAGCAGGTTATCTTCATTCATCGCCGACGCTCTCCGACAGATCTTCCAGGGTTTCGCGAACAATATCTTCCAGCATTGACACCGCATCTGTGTCCAGATCCGGGATCCTTTGTTTTGCTTTTGTCGGTATTCCTAAGATTTTGGTCCTAGCTAACGTCACAATCTCCACCCATTTCAGCTCTACTTCTTCTGCTTTTACCAAAACGCCTTCTTTCTGCTTGCGATCAAGCTCCAGTAGTTCCGCCTTCAGGTGCTCAGTTCTCGCACGCGACTCGTCATAGTCCGGGATCGATTCCTCGGTCTTTGCCATGCGCGGCCTGGCAGCCGGAAACGCTTTTTGTCCAGCAGGCGGTTTTGGACCTCTTCCTATGCGCCGCTGCGTGTTTTTTGCCCAGTGCTCGCGCATGGTCTCGCTATTTACAAGCTCACGACCATCTGCCGTCCGCACCACCGGCAACCGCCCCGTCTTCACTGCTGCATAGACCGCTTCCGGTGTCACACCCAGCGCTCTTGCCGCTTCGGATCTCGTAATCAATGGCATAAAGAGATACTACACACAATGTTCAGTTAGCGTAAAGCAAAATCTTGTGATATAATTCCCGGCTTTTTCGAAAGCGGACGGGGTAGGGGGCGCATTGTTTAACGAATAGAAAATACTTTGAAATATACTGCCTAGCCCTATGGAGCGATTCGAATTACCT